AGTTTCCTCTGGGCTAACATTATTTACAAAAGCTTTTGAATGTTCTTTTCTTTTAATTTCAAGAGCATCGCCAACCTTTGTAGAAATTGAACTTTTAAAAGCAGCTTCTGCTTCTATATTATTTCCTGATACAACCGAATCTACAAATTCTTTACTCATTATTTCTTCCCTTTCTTCACATGAAATTCTTTATCATCTTCTACAGGTTCTTCTTCTCCAGCTGGCTCTTCTGGTGCATCAGGGTCTAGACCCATAGCCTTGTCGGCCCGATCCGCAGCACTATCAGCTGGGTCCATAGGCATACCATCAGGCCCAACTGGAATTCTTTGAATACCGTCACCACCATCTGGCACAACAATTCCACCATCCATTGGATCAAGTTCAGTCTCTTTCTTAATTTGATCACGCATCACTTGAATTTCTGTATCATTCATACGCAATACTTTCTTCAACACATATTCTTTACTGAAGAAAGTTCCAATATAAGCTTCAACTGTTTGTAACTGATTAAGTCTATTCTCTAAAAGTTCTGCATCTTTCAATTCTGCAAAGTGTCCATCAGCAAGAAAATCATATTGAATATGTTCTTGTATTTCAGGCCAATCTTCGGGAGCAATGATTCCTTTTAGTAAGAGTTGTGTTTTAAGAATATCTGTAAACAATGGAGAAAATTTCTTACGAATTCGTTGTACAAATTTCGTAAATTTTAATTCATCTCTTGTTATTTCTGTTGAACGGCCAAGACTAAATCCAGCATCGGATTCCATACGAGAAATTGGCACATTAAGAGAACGATATAATTTCTTTTGGAAATATTGAATATCATCAATCTCTCCAAGATTAGAACCGCCAGGTAATGTTGTAATTTCTGTTCCTCTACCACCTTCACGACGAGGCAACCAAAAATCTTCCAACATACTCATATGGTTTCTATCGTCACGAATTTCACCAGTATTTGCATCATACACCAACTTATTGCGATAACGATTCATTACATCTTTGAGATACTGTTCAGCTTTAATCTTTGGAAGATTACCAACATCAATATAAAAGATGCGGCGTTCTGGGGCTCTTGAAATACGATAGATAACAAGCGCATCTTCAATCATACGCAATTGATTTACAGGTTTTATAGCTTTATTTAAATAAGAAATTACTCTACCACTATTACCATCAAGCAAACCAGAAGGTACATAAGAAATTGAATCTTTAGATATTTTTATACCTTGGCCAGCCGCACCCACAGAAGAAGAACCTAAACCTTTTTCATTATATATAAAATATTCATCAATTTTTTCAGTCATTTCAATTCCAGTTTTGGAATCAACATTCTTTTTAACTTCTCTGACTTTTTTGATTTTCATAGAATCAATATATCTTAATTCTGTAATTCCCCTTCTTGGATTTTTAACGTCAATTACTTTATGGTAGTAAATTCTACCATCTACATACCATCGCCTAAAAACATCATGGCCCTTTTGCTCAAAGTTTAAAAGACGCAAAACTTCATCAAATTCTGCTCTGATTTTTCTTTTAATTTTATCTGGATAAGGTAAACGATCTAAAGATATTGATACTGCTTGATCACTTTGGTTAGAAACAATACCTTCATTCACGATATCATCAATAGCAGTATCACACTCTGCATGTTGAGCAATATCACGATACCGCCGAATTAAATCTAAATCGGTTCGTTCTCTACCATCTGTATCTAGAACTTGTCCAAAGAAACCGCCACCAGCAACATCAATAGCGCCGTCATCAGGAGTTGGGGTGGAGAATGTTTTTTCCCCACCCGAATCCTTATTTGCTCTTTGTATACTGAACCCAAAAAGTTCTGCCATAATATCTCCTACTGTGTTATACTATTTAGTAGGTATAAATTAGAAGTTAACCCCAGAAGTCTCAAAGTGTTGATATCTCCAAGTTACTTCAAAAGTCTCCATAGCATCAGCAGCTTCGTTTGTAAGTTCGATAGCACTAATTGTTGTTGGCCAGGCACTTCTAAAGATATAACTCTTTAGAACAGTATCGTCCCGATCCAAATGTTCTACAGTTAGATCAGTTTGATAATCAGCTGGAGCAATAACACCTGTTCCTGCCGCAAGATCGTTGATACCATTAGACCATCTTTCCATCGCATTACGAATCATGAAGTCCGTATCATTGATGAAAGTAGTTGTCCAACTTTCCTCAAAACTCCTGTCTCCAGCAATATAAATTGATCTTCCACGAAAAGGAATAGCAATTTCTGCCAAAGTCTGAGCAGGAAGATTCGATGCAGTCACCAGAAAAGAAGTTCTACGAACATCAAGTCCAATTGCAATGCCAGGAGGCGGCGTAACCGTCACCCGATACTGATTGGCCCGAGCACCGCCACCGATTAGATTTGCTTTAAAGTCATCTATTGCAGCCATGATTAACCTCCTACCTCACTAAACGATACACCAGTTCGCACTGCTACAAAGTTTAGTGTAATGAAGTTAATTGATCTGGCGGGTTTAATGTAGATGTCTCCAATAAACTCGTTTCTATCAATAACCTCACCTGTGTTATTTGTGCTGTCACATACAACTTTAAAGTCATGGATACCTCTTCGACCTTGAACATCTCTCAAGAAAGGTTCAACCATATTACGGAACTGGGCCCGTGAAAATTCATCGTTGAACTCAAAGAGCATGTACTTAGCAGCAGTTGCGATTGCTTTTTCTAGAACTAAGAACAATCTACGCACGTTAATCCTATCAAACGCACTTGGTTTCGCAAGAGCAGTTTTGTCACCAAAAAGAACCACACCTTGGCCTGGGAAGTTGACAACAGGATTAACCCTTGCTTGATAAAGAATATCTCTGGCTGCCTTATCTGGATTGAAGGATAATTTAATTGCACCCCTTACATTACCCCGATTATAACCAGCGGGAGAGAACCAAGGATCAGCAACACCATCTGTATATGCACAAAGACCAGCAGTATCACCGTTCATTGGAACATGCCGATATACATCATTGTATTTGTCATACATGTATTTGTAACAACTATCAAATACCACATAAGACGATGATGGGCAAAGATCAAATGCAGTCTTTACATTATTGATTGCCCTAGCAGAAGTTGCCCCAGATGTTGCAACACCAACTGTCGCAGAACGATATGGAGAAACAAATGCCACACAATCCTTACGAATTTCAACAAGGTCTGTAATCATTGTTACATGAGTGTCTTGAGTAGCAGCTGTATCACCAGCACCACCACCTTTACCACCAAGTACAAGATTGATGTCATGTAATTCTGTATCGGCAAACTTGTCATATGCAAGTGTCAGTTCACCAGCAGAAACAGCATGATCAGATGTTCCACCGGAAAGTGAATCAATTGTGATTGGTATAACTGAAGTATAAGCAGTAGTTGTATCTGTACCCCAGTTTGTACCACCAGAAATATGATCTGTCCAGTAGATGTAATTTGATTGTCTGAAAATCACATCTGGATAGTAGTTGCTACTACCTTGAGAAGTTCTAGCAGCTGAACTTTTTGACACACTTTCAAAGATTTCTAGAACACTAGAACTTCTTTGTCCAGCAACATCAGCATCGTATCCAGTGATAGCACCTGTTGTGTCATAAACAACAATGTGCATTTCATCATTAGTGCCACCGTGATCAGTATTCCACTGAGAAGTACCAGGCGCATTTGCAAACAAGTCGTGATATTTCCATTTCCGCCTTATATACGAATTATCTGCAATAGCATTTTGCAAACCACCACTATTTGGATCATCTTTTAGACGAATTGTTAATACATTAGTTGATGTATTGATAGCTGTTACTTCATACTCATTAAATTCATCAACTGGCACTGTAGCCGAAGTATCTGAAAAGAAAGAAATCATATCTCCTACATTAAATGCATTTCCCGCTTCATCTGCGTTATCAACCGTAATTGTAGTAGCAGCGGCCGAGGCAGCACCGTTAACTAACTGATTGTCCGTTGCAACCACTTGCTCGTATCCTGTTGCAGTAGAACAAATCTGAACACCGATTGAGTTGCCCCAAGTACCGGCAGAACGAGCAGCCCACTCACCATGCGAACCTTGTCCCGTAGAGAAGGATGATTCATAATGGTCATCATCACGAATAAGAATGCCACTATTTGCACCAGCATTTAGAACTGCTGATTCACATCGAACAACTTTAAGATGGTTTGAATACTGCAAGAAATTTGCTGCAGCAAACCAATTTTCAAATTGATTACTTGTAGAACTTGGTTTACCAAAAATTGCAACCAATTCTTCTTCTGAACTGACTGATGTTACAGAAGATACTGGACCTTTTTCAAATGCACTCGCAATCGCACCAATTGTAGTTTGTACGGATGGTACTACATTTGTAAGATCAATCTCTCTGACATGTACGCCAGGCGAAACTAAAAAGCTCATATTGTTACTCCTTCTTATAAGAGTGTTTTTTTGTTATTTCAATAATATTTATAAAAAAACAATTCTCAAAAACACTCTTTTATAAGTGTTATAACATATAAATAATTACATGGCAAATGCACATTATGAAAAGTATAGCGAAACCATTAAAAGAGTGGCTCGCAGAAATTATCGAAAAAGACTTGTTTTACTAAACGAATTTTTAGCAAACAAGTCTTGTCAACATTGTGGAGAAAGTGAAACTGTATGTCTCAAATTTCATCCCCATGATTCAGAAATACGAAAATTAACAAAGAGAGTTGGCATCAGTAATGAGAGTCGTAAAGAAATATTTCATTTAGTAAGCATCTCTATCATACTATGTTCAAATTGTTATATTAAAATAGATAATGATTTAATTGAATTCATTTAGTTTTTTACCAATTTGAACCATAATCTCTGACTACAGGATTCCATCTTGTTCCGTATTCATCTATTACTTCACCAATATTTTCATCTTCTAAACCAGTAACAACAAATCCGAATGGTGCCATATCTTGTTCTAATGCGTCCTGTTGTTCCCTCATCATAGTATGTCTAATATCCATATCAGTCAATTCTTTGAAGTATGTTTGGTCACATGTCCATGCAAATATGAACAGACAAGCCACCAGATCATCAGTGCAGCCATCATCAGCTTCAAAAGATTGTCCCTTAATAATAAATGTAGATAACTCACTGATGATATCTAAATCTTCTATTATTAACTTATCATCTTCAATCATTTGTTTAAGATTTGAGCAACCAATTCGTTTTACAGCTTTAGTGGTTCTTACACCCAATTGCGCTCTACCACCACTGAAGCCCCCTCCAAGGACTTGTCCCGCTCGCCCACGCATAGAAGCCATAATAAGGTTGTCATACTCCAAGTCAAACTGCATAGTGTTGGCAACCTGTTCACCGATATCATTTACTTCAATAAGAACAAATGCTTGATTGTACGCTCGAGCAATATCATAGATTTTAGCTGGAAACAATAATGGTTTGATTTCATTATCTCTATATTTTGCAACAATTTTATATGGCATCTGTGATACATCAAATACTAAAAATGCAGAATAATCATTCTTTGTTCCACGGGAAACATCAGCAGTCAGCACATAAGTATGACCTTCTTGTGGTTTTTCATACAAATCTAAACCAGCATTAGATTGCAATGGATTTCTATATGCCATTGTTTTCAATTTTTGTGGTAAAATTAATGTATTAATAGACCCAAGAAATTCGCACTCAAACTCTGTATTAAATTGAGACTGAGAGGTGTTTTTTATTGTTTCTTCTTTCCACGCTTCATCTCGGCCTGGAATTTCACTCCAATGCACCTCAACAGGAACATATGTATTTCTTTCATTCTCTGCATCCGTCCACAACTTATAAAACATATTCATACCATGTGGCGTAGAAACAATCATCACTTTGGTAGTTTTACCAGAACTAATTGTTGGATATACTGAACTAAAGAACTGCTCTGCAACATTTGCTGGGACATAAGCAAATTCATCCAGAAAGATAATGTTATAAGAACCACCAGATCGG